CTCAAACATAGAGACAGGCAACATTCTGTCCATACAGAGTTTGATGGCGGCTAGTTGGGCAGGGTGTTCATCATTCATGGCTATCTCTACCGCTTTGTGGACAACTCTAGAACCTGCGCTGTTTATCAGGAGGTTCTTGAGTTCTTTTAGTTGGGCAGTCTCAGTCTTTGGTAGGGTGATGAGTTCAGGCTTATCAGCATAACTGGTAAGGGAGAACTGTTTGTTGGTAGAACCCTTTGGGCGACCACGCTGTTTTGTTTGATTCATTTACTTTTGTCCACAATGGGGAAGTGTTTAAAACCATCGAATTCGAGGGAGTTAACCATATTCGTGAGGTTACGCAAATGGTTGCTCTATTATGGACTAGATTTATTTGTTGAACAATAGGGTAATCCCTGATATAGTAAAGACAACGGGGGCATGACCCACCCCTCTATGCGGTTGAGCCGACCAAGTAGGATAAACGTAGTGAACTAGGCGAGTTTCTAGTAACCCTCTGCTAATGTTGTGATAACACCGCAGACAAGGCGAACGGGGCAAAGCGGCTTAGGCTTCCATTGTCTGACAAACATGGTTGTAACTTAGATAAACGAGAGGCTCTCTCTTCTTGAGAACTACCTGTATATACGGGTTACAGGCTATCGTCCATTCCTTACCAGTCGCCTTACCTTCGTTGTCTTGTAATTCCTAAATTACCTTTTCTTGTGGATGGTAGGCTTAAAAAGCCAATTTACCTTTTCGTGTGGATGGGATGTACCCACAAATATTCCACACACCGACTACCCCCTCCCCCCATACAAATCTAAATGAGAATCAATAGCAAGTAGACAAACACAAATAAGAATCACTCGCATTAAGGTAAACGCGAATGAGAACTACTAGCATTAAGTAATTGCAAATGAGAATCACTCGCATATAGATGTGATGCACCATTTCAGTGCAACCCACAAAACCTTTCGATATATTCCCACTATGAGCAAATGTAAATCGATAGATTACATCTATGCACCAATATAGTTAACTAGTGAGCACTTACTTATACCCAGTTGGTGCATGATTTTATATGGTAAAAATATTAGCACTGTTAAGGTGCGGGTTTATTATGTTAAGTTTTGCTAAGTGCTTGATTTATATAGATATTTTCTAAATGGCTAAACTGGCATGGGTTGTGCATAGTATTAATTGCTAGCAATAGCATATCTTTTTAACAGGCGATCAATCAATAGGAGTAAATGGAAATGACTGAAACACACAACGCCAGAGAGATTTTGGTAATCGTGGCTGACTGGTTAGGTTGGCAAGATGAAACCTTATCAGACGGCCTTAAAAGCCCTTGCGATGCTATCAAATTATGGGAATATGCCCAAGCACACCCTGATATGCACGAAATGGCGGATCAATGGCCTAATCGTGTTTTAAGGGATGCACTGGGATATAACCCTTTACAAGCGCGTGTTAATGAATTTAAATCCCTTTATCAGGAATTTAAGACTATAAAAGCAATTTAATCCCAAGCCCTTCGGGGCTTTCCCTTTCATTCATTCATAGGAGTAAACACACAATGAAAACCAACCCAAACGCTAGAAAAGAATGGATTGTGATTCGCATGGATACTTATGCGGGCGCACTAAAAATGTGGAGGCCAACCCTTCCCATGACAATCAAGCAAGCAACCGAAGCATATCGCCATTTTAGCCGTTGGGAAGATACGGCTGTAAAAATGATAACTATAAAAGAATGGGAAGCAATGCAAGAGGTGATGGCATGAGACAGCATTTATACAATGCCCTTTGTTGCCTAGCATTTTGCACAATGTGGGTTGTGTGTCTTTTGGCATACTTTGATGTTTTAATTTAATAGGAGTCACGATATGAGCAAAATTAAGGTTTTCCCAAATGGTTATGCAACCCTAGAGAGATTATTTCCCTCTGGCTACTATTTAGTTCAATGCTACAAAGGGACAGAATTGCACGACAAAATAAGGTGTGACGATTACCGCATGGCAATGGACTATTACAAAGCATTTAGTGCTATTGCTAAAACCGCCTAAAGTATAAACTGCAAGCCCTTTAATCGGGGCTTGTGGCCTGTGCTTTGCATAGGGTTTCATTCAATCAATAGGAGTTAACACATGAAAACGACAGTATCTGTTTATGACTTTCACCAAGCATTTAAACATTTAAGGCCAGATAATTTTAGTTATGAAGGGTTAGATATCCTTTTTTCTTACTTTTACGAATATGAAGAGTCAACGGGCGAGGAAATAGAGTTAGATGTTATCGCTATTTGTTGCGACTTTACAGAGGATACATGGCAAAACATATCTGAGAATTATTCGATTGACCTAACAGAGGCAGAGTTAGGCGGAGAAAAATATGAGATTGTCAAAACCTATTTAGAAGACCAAGGCGCATTGATTGGCGAGGTTGACGGCGGTTTTGTTTATCGCAATGACTTCTAAGGGGCTGACAATGAAAAAATATAGAGTTATAGCCGCCTATCAGTCATTTTGTGTTTTAGAGGTTGAAGCAGAAAATGAAGATCAAGCGTGGCAAATTGCAAAAGATACAGACGGGGCTTCTTTTGAGCCATTGGGCAACCGATTCAAGGAGTTAAACGATTGGCACATAAGTGATGTCTCGGAGATGGAAGCATGATTTATGCAACCATAGCCCTAATCCTTAAAATTATCCTAAAACGCAAATAAAAGGTGAAAACATGAAAATATTTATCGTATACGCAGAACGCAAAATTTTAGAATCAGTAGAAATTCAGGCAAATACAGAGGCTGAAGCCCTAGAAAAAGCCCTACAAAGTGAAGAATGGGAAACCCAAGAAGATATTGGCTGGGACATTACAAATGCAGTAAAAGCCGATTTTGAAGAATATGACGAATTTGGAGTTAACCAAAGAAATACATTCAACACACAACCAGCATAAGTTAGTAAGCACTCACTTAACACCGCCTTCGGGCGGTTTTTCTTTGCCTATTTTTAAGCCACTCTAATCCCTTCCATGTAGGGTATCAAGGGAAACGCTAAATTATCGCCTTCTAGCCCGTTTTAATGCGTTTTTTGGCTATTCGTGCGGGTGTTTGTCTGTCTTTGAAACTGTAACTAAACCCACAATGTCCAAATCCATTTCAGTATTCAGCCCCAAATTGTAGAAATGACTTGCCCACATAACAGCAATTCTGAATCCTTCATTCATGTTGCCATTGCCTAAAACACTTAAGATTTTGCGCTCTTGGGGTGTAGTTACAAATAATCTATGCGGTTTTGTCTCTTGTTGTTCCATTGATGCAATCCCGCCAATATTCGGCTATGAGTAACGATTCGGCTATGTTTATATCCTTCTTGCGCTTTAATGGTGCTTCAGGCCATAGCATACGGGCGCAATCTAGGGCTTCCCCTTTATCACTTGATAGATGGAAGTGTTTTTTCCATTTTTGAGGGCTAACCATGTGCAGAGGGTAATTTGTGAGGGTGCATACTGCTGTAATGACACCCACAGCCCTACCAAATTGGAAAGTTGACGCTACCCCTTGGTTTGGCATTGAGTGAACTAATTCACAGCATATCTCTGCGCCTTCTTTTGGGTCTACCAGCCGCAGAATCATGTTTTTGAACACCATTGGCAAAATATGCTTGTCTTGATGTTCAATCATGAATGAATCTAAATAATCACCATTGGAATGAACTGCACCCACAGCACCCGAAACGCTTCCAGGGTCAATTCCGATATAAATAGTCATTTAATCCCCACAGAAACAGGCTATTGTTTCTTCATTTTGGTCGAACATATCTGTCTGATTCTTGCCGAAAGTCATCATTTGAGAGTAATCGGGGCGGTCTTTAGAGAATCTGCCGCCTATCTTTTTCTCTTGTTCTGCCCACCAAATAGCCCGATTAGGCTCTCTTTGGATAATGCTCATTAGTTGGTTGCCGCCCTTCATAAAGCACAGATCGCAATTACCTAATGGGGTTACTTTGTCCCTGAATTCAATCCCTAGATCAAAAGAATTAGCCTTCCAAAATGCTTGGACATCTGCTTGTCTGACTCCTGCTGTGGCTAACGGGGCTTGGAGGGTTTCCCTTAGTTTTACAACTCTACGGGGTTCGTCTGCCCTAATTCCCGCAAAGGTTTGAAATTCCTCATGGCCAATCGATGCCATGTAGCGGGTGATTGGGTGAATCTTTAGTTCTGTCGTGCAGAAACGCATGACTGAGTTAGGCAGAAACTGCTTATTGGTAATTAGTTCTGCAAAGGGTTCGCCATTTCTGCTGGCTGTGTCGTAATTGACTATTTTAAATTTAGGTTGTTCTTTGAGGTATTCAAGCCAAACGATAGGCACATTCCATTGTTTTTCAATGTCTCGCACAAAGTCTAGCGTGGCTTCATGCTCTTTGCCTGTATTACAAAATATCACTTTTGCATCACTTGGTAGGCTCATATCGTGAGCCTGTAAGACTCGCCAAAGCATATATGCAGAGGTTCTGCCACCTGAGAAACTGATGACAGTAGGTTCTTTGATTAAAAACGGGTTCATTCTCTATCCCTTATTTTCCATTTGCGTTTTGGTTTAGGCTCTGATACCACAACCTCTTGGGTTCTGAACCTATGCAGATTAAAACACTCTCGTGTTCTAAGCCCGTCTTTCGTGTGCTTTACATCGGTTGCGGCATTGCATAACGGGCATTTCATTTTGTGTCTTTCAACTTATTCATTCTTAGTCGTAAATCAGCCACAAAGGCTTTCCCACGTTTCTTCTCCATTGATTCGACTATATCTCGCCACCAAGTCGATGCTTTGTGCTTCCCAATGAGGTTGATTTGTTTCATGTAACGGGTTTTCCACTCTTTCGCCAACAAATTCAAGCGTTCCTCGTAAATCTCCTGTGAGGAATAGTGCTTTATCAATCTCTGAAGGTAAACATGGCTCTCCTCGCCTTCTTCTCGTAAGTAGTTCATGGGCTTCATTCTTTGTCATTTGCGTAACCTTTCCATAGCGGCTCGAATCTCAGGAGGCATCGGAACAGCCTCTTTCAGTTTGTTTTCAACTTCAATCAAAGCAGGGTCACGCTCGAATCTGCTTGGCACAGTCGTAAACACTTGGTCTGCTTTGTTCACAGGGGGTTGATTCTGACTTCTTACCCAATTACGCCATGTGGCAAACCAATCCAATTTAACCCCTTGTTGTCCAGCCTTTGCTACCCAATAGTCTTTGAAAGACGCAAAAACCTTCTGAGCATTTAAGTCTGGCCTTTCTTGTTGACAAAAATTAGTCCAATCTTCTGTTAAACAAAAATCTGATGAGAGGCGTGAGCCTCTTGTGCTCTCTACCTTTGGTTTATGGTTAATGGTTATTGGTTTATGGTTATTGGTTGGTTGAACGCTCGTTGAACGCTCGTTGAACGCCTGTTCATCGCCCGTTGAACGCTTGTTCATCGCCCGTTTAGCGGCTGATGCCTTGCCAGCCTTAGATGCTGTATCTATTTGCTGATGATAAAAAGAAATTTCCTTATCACATCTAGTGTGATGCCATTGGTCATCTTCTAACTTGAAGAACATATTTAAGATACCTACTAGGGCATCTTTTTGATCTCTGGCATTGACTTTCATGGATAAATCAAATACTGAATCTGGTAGAGGGCTTTCAGTATCGTAATAAATCCACAAAAGTTTCATGTAAATGCCAACCTCTTCATTTGTTAAAAAAGAAGTATCTTTGATAAAGTCACCAATGTGGTGCTGATAGTAATGCATTGAATTTTCCCTTTTTCAAGCACCTTTAGAAGAAACATAGGCAGGGGAAGGTGTAACCCTTTTCAATACGCTCATGACTTCGTATCTAGCCTCGTTTCAAACCATTATAGATAAATTCGTGGGTAGCGCAAATTCTCACCAAATTTACTAGGATATTTTAGAAAATCGTATGCGCCTAGCCTTGCACAGGTCTGCTTTAACTCTTTTCCATCATAGAATTCAGTCGTTGTGCCATTAGACATTTTGGTAGGGGTTGCTACGTTCTTTTTCTCGTGTAAAGCCGCCAAACCAAATCCTGTGATATGCCATACGTCCTCGATATTTACAACATAGCCAAAGTTCTGCAAGTCATTCAGGTAGTTCTCAAAATGAACACTTACATTTCCTACATTCTGATCGCCATGCGTAAACCCTTTGAGGGGGCTAGGCTTGTGCTCTAGCCTTCTGAGCATTTGTTTGTGATAAGTCTTTAAATACATAGTCAGTCCTTAGTTGATTGTTGACAAGCAATGCTAACCCTAAAAATATTTAATAAACATAGGGTTTGTCCTAGTATTCAAACATTTATTTTGATTGACAATTCATGCACCAACAAGCAGTTGGGTAACTAAACAGGAGTGAATAATGACAGTTAAACCTAGTGACTTTAAACATGAGATATGTGTCTATCTTGAGGGAGTTGGCGAGTGCTTAGTATGCTTTGACATACTGACCCCAGGCGAGGAACTCGATCCTGACCACAGCGATGACTATGACATAGATTTCGCAGTCTTTGACGAGCACGACAAGCCAATAACCTATGACATTAGCAAGCGACACTACAACCGATGTGAAAACAAAGCAACGGACGAGATGCTCGATATCACGACTGCATGGCGTAAAGAGTGGGAAAATTCTGTATGACGGAACAGGAACTCACGGACTTAGTGAATGACTTGCGTTTCCAAGTTAATGCCCTGAAACAACGAGTGGAAGACATTGTTGTTATGACAGGGGCTAACACCAACGGCTATTACGATTTAAAAACAAAACTAAACGAACTGGTAAAGAATGACAAGGAAACAACTTCAAATGACTAAACATGAAATGATTAGTTTCTTACGCATGGCGGCAGTTGATGAAAACACAATTACCGCTATGTCCAACGCCTACGACATGGGCGTAGAGAATGAGCGAGACATTGCTTGTTCTATCGTATTTGGCATGATTGACGATCACGCTAAAGCCCAATCAATAGTAGATACCATCCGAATAAGGGAGTGAAAAATGACGGATCAAGAAAAGTTAAATTCTGCTTTCCATGAACTTGATTATGAAGACGAACTGGCAGTTAATGTCGTCATGTATCAGACAGAAGCAGAGCATCTTAAGGCAGAGATTGCAGAGTTACATCGCATCCTTGCAGAGCATGAGTTGCAGTTGCGAATCAAGAACGAAATGATTGCAGAAATCCATAAAGTATTGGGGACGATATGAACATGAAATATACCTTTGAGGACATCCTAAAACGATATTCCCATGTGGACTATTGCTGTTATTGCTACGAGCCAAAAGACGACAAAATATCTTGTTGTCAAGAAAATCATTTCATTCCATTGAAAGACTTTGACCATGAGACACAGATGGAAATAGCAAAGGCAGAATACGATGCTCAATGATTATTCAACATTTCTAATGAACATAGAAAGATCAGTGAAAACACTTAGTGAAATGTGCTTGAATAAGCAATATACTGGGTTCTATTCAGAGATAAACACCATCATTTCAAACCTGATTGGTCTTAGTCATTGGATAGGTCAACAGCAAGTTAAACAAAGTCAACAAAACAGGAGTTAAGAATGAATAGTGAACAAGTGTTATCAATGCTCAAGACAAATGTCAACGAGCATACAGAGAAGAAAAACAATCTTACATATCTATCATGGGCTTGGGCTTGGGCAGAGGCTTTAAAAGCCGATCCTGAAGCCGTATACAAGATAGAAATGTTTGGCGATAAGTGTTTCATGGACATCAACGGCACAGCAATGGTGTTCGTAACAGTCACATTGTTTGGCAAACCAATGACTTGCCAACTTCCCGTGATGGACTATCGCAACAAAGCAATTCCCAACCCAGACGCATTTGCAGTCAATACAGCAATCATGCGTTGTATGACAAAGGCATTAGGGTTGCATGGATTGGGTCTATATATTTATGCGGGTCAGGATATTCCAGATGGCGAGAGCGATGAAGGCTCACCTGATGAAGGCAAGATGCTTGACTACATTGCGGCTATTGAAGCCACCATAACCCTTGATGAACTAAAAGACATTTATATCAGGGCATTTGCGGATTGTGATGGAAACAAGGCATGGCAGACCAAGATGATTGCCGCCAAAGATGCTAAGAAGAAGGAGTTGAAATGAGTAATATTCCAGCATTTCCAGTAGGCCTTGAGGCTTTTGGTGAAGATAAAACAGGCATGACATTACTTGATTATTTTGCGGCTAAGGCTATGCAAGGAATGATGAGTGATCCAAATCTTGATATGGATTCTATTCAAGTGGCTCGATTGTCATATCAAATGGCAAACGCAATGATGAAAGCGAGAAAATATGAGTGAAGAAATCATTCAAGGCACAGACGAATGGAAGATGCTCAGACTAGGCAAAGTTACTGCTAGTCGAGTCAAAGACATTGTTGCTACTACTAAGTCAGGCTATTCAACAAGCAGAGATAAGTACATGACTCAGTTGCTGTTGGAACGCCTTACAAATTCAGTAGCAGAATCGTATAGCAATGATGCAATGGCTTGGGGAACTGAGCAAGAACCCTTTGCTAGAGCCGCCTATGAGTCCAAGATGGGTGTATTGGTTGACGAGGTAGCATTTGTTAACCATCCAACTATTGAGCAATCAGGCGCATCTCCAGACGGGATTGTTGGCGAGGGATTGGTTGAACTGAAATGCCCAATGAGTCATACACACTTGGAAAGCATCTTAGGCGGTCTTGACGATCAGTATAAGGTTCAAGTAAATTGGCAGATGGCTTGCACAGGGGCTAAATGGACAGATTTGTGTTCATTTGACCCAAGGTTTCCCGCAGAATTGCAATTAGTTATCAAGCGTTTTGAGCGTGATGATGCGTACATTGCAACGCTGGAAAAAGAGGTTATCAAGTTCTTGACTGAACTCGATGACAAGTTAAATAAAGTTAAATCAAGAGGTTAATATGGAACAGAAACGAGACAACTCAGGCGTGTTGTTTAAAAACGACAAGAAAGAACAGGAGAAACATCCTGACTACAAAGGTAGCATCATGGTAGACGGAAACGAATACTGGTTGTCTGCTTGGATAAAGGAAGGCAAGAATGGAAAGTTCATGGGTTTAGCGGTATCACCAAAAGATGGTCAGCCGCCAGCAACTAACACTGCTCCATCTAATCTGAAAGATGATGACATCCCATTCTGATGTCATAGGGGAAAGCGTAAGTAAGTACCCACTAATTTAATTAATAGGAGTTCATATGAGTTTATTTGATAATGCAATAACAATGCAATATACGCCAGAAGAAACCAAATTGGTTGATTTAAGCATTCCACAACTTGAAGAGTTAACTATAAAACTTTATGCAGAACTGCAAGAGGTTAGATATCAGGAAAAAGAGTTTTCTGGGAACTCAACTGCCATTGCAAAAGAAATACGTATTTATCAAAAGGAAAAGAAAAAGTTAATTGATACGTATTATGTAAGAATAAAAAGAGTTAACAAAGAAATTCATGATAGAAAAGAAATATTGTCAAGAAAAAGTGTCAATATATTAGTGTTTTTTAAAAGAGTTGCGAGAGAGAAGTTAGATGAAAAGACTTACACACTTATTTGGGATGAGGCAAAAATTAGATTTAAAGATGTAAAAGAAATTGATAAACAAAGACAGGAGTTCATATGAGTTTATTAGA